TAGTTCCAAAAGTTGTATTGCCACCATTGCCACCATTGCCGGCGTTGTTACCGGCCGCAGTAGATGATCCGCCGCCGCCACCGCCGCCACCGACCATTTTTACTTTGATGTATTGAGGCGCATAGACTTGCGAAAAAGTCAGAGTCGCATCACCAGTACCACTTGCTTTTGTCAAAGTTCCCGAAGTTAGTGGGCTTCCAGATCCGGTCATTACAACTTGAGTTGCTGCCGAAACGGTTGCCGAAACGGTGTAAGTGATTCCGTTATTGGTATAAGTTGCGCCGACAGTTGCGTTTCCAGATCCGATTACAAAAACATAGCTTCGATTGTACGTTCCCGAACCCGAAGTGAATTTTTGAATCGTCGGTGATGGAGGTGCTTGCAAGAGAGCTGTCGAGAGCAAATTTAAGAATGTTGTCGCATTGCCATCGTCGAGAACGTTGCTGCCGGTTCTATTCGCGACGAATTGAGCTAGTTGAGCTGCGATAAATGTCGACTGCCTTACCGCTTTATTTACAAGTTTAGAGCTAGCAATACCTGGTTGATTCCCGATTGAGCGATTGGTTGCAACGCTATAATCGGCTTGAGTCATGAGATTCAAACCGGTGTCGGTCGGACAAAACGGTAAAAAATCATTTTCTGGACACATTCTAATTCTCCTTTAAGTCGGCAATTGGACATTCGGCCAAGATCCAATATCCCAACCGTCTAAAAATTGATTCTCAATGTCAAACGCGAAAATCGGCCCAGTGTTTACTGGGAATAAATACTCGGAAATCATAACGCCCTCAGGCTTTAACGGCAAGTAACCAGCGGTCATCACGGCCGCCGTGAGAGAGTCAACAATCGCGCCAACAAACGCAATTTTGTAAGACATATCAAGGCCATCCTGAATAAGGATGGTCACACCAGTAAACGATGAATCCCAGACCTCATACGCCCCGTCAGTAGTCCCGTCCCAATGGTTTGCTGCGATTTTTGCTTTGATGAAATTTCGGTACACATCATCCGGCAAAACGGTAAGAGTTCCCGGTGAAGTAGGATCTTGCCAAATACCAAAATCCCATCCGTCAGCAGAAGTATCGTCCCAAGAAAAGTAGATTCCGGATACTGCAATTTGAAGAGACCTTGGAAAACCTACGAGTTCGCCAATGACATCAAGTTGAGCGCCGACCGCGACATCTACATCGAACAATGGAATGAGCGACGCGAGAACGTTTTGAATTTGAACCGAAACCGAACAAAGGCCGTTGACCGTCGCCATGAAGTCCGGTTGCTCTTGGTTCGCCGCTGGAATGAGTTCGAGATAAGTATTTATGTCGTTCATGTCACCGTAATCGCCACACCTGCAGGCGTGCACGTAGGAAGCTCGTTAAACGCCGTCGTGATGTTCGAAGTTCCAAATGAGCCGCCGTTTTTATTAATTTGCAAAACCGTAATGTCGTAAGTCGGTCCTGCTGGTGCTGGTAAATAAGCCGGCGGATAAATTTTTGAAATTAAAACGTCATTGCCGATGCCAATTGAATTGATGTAATCGGAAACCGCTTGTTGAATTTCGGTGCCATAGTTAGAGGTGTAACCAGTAAAAGCCTTGATCGTAATGTTCACACCGATAGTAGTTGTCGTCGGTCTGAAAAAATTGATCGTTAGCGGCATTCCTTTTGCGTCAAAAACGATCTCAGAAGTCGTTCCATATGTGCCGACGCCTGGGGTTTTGTGAACCTGAATCGTTTGCGCGATTGCAACGGCATCGCCACCTTGAACTACGCAAGAAATATTATGAGCTGGAATTCCATTCGCATCAGTCGTGCCAGTATCGTTTTCATAACCGCGAACCGCAGTGACGCCGGTTAAGTTTTCAAGAGCTCCGATCGTTCCATCAAACACTGTGAGACTTGGATCAGCTGTCGATACCGCTTGCCTGATGCGAAGCTCACCATCAGATTCAACTGCGACACCAGCAGTCGCTGCAGAGACGTTGTTAACGGTCTGCCATCCGAGAGTTGGCGTGTAAATTTTGTTGATCGTGCTCGCGTCAGCGTTGATGTTGCCCTCATCTTGAGCGGTCGCAGTGACAACTATCGAACCGCCCGGTGGAATGACTACACTCGCTGGTAGATTCCAAAGCTGACCTACTGTGTCTTGAGCAATACCATTTGAAATGGTCGTTCCGGCCACGCCAACGATCGTCAGATCGGCAGTCGAATGTGTCGCTGGTTGACGGTTCAAACCATTGATTTTCACGATGCGCGAAAGGCCAGTGCCCTGAGCTGTCGAAGGCGATTGAGAGTTGTAAACCGATTGCGCAACCGCGCCGACATCATAAAGGCACTGTGCAAATGCAGCTGCCAATTGACCGTCTTGAGAATCGGCTTCGAGATAAATGTCCTCGCCATAAATGCTTTGAAACAAACCTTTAACATAGGCATCAAAGCTCGGAAAATCCGCGAGGTGAAATCCAGTTGAATCGACGTAAACTAAGTCACTTACCGCCATTAGAAACTTCCTATGTTATCCATTTGAAGTTGAGTGGGCCCATAAATAGTATCCACCGTCATGGTCACACTGTACTTCCTAAGATCAGCATCGATTGCGCTCGAAAAATTTGCAATCTGAAGCATCCCTTGCGTGTCATTGGTCCGTGTTTGCACCGTGATGTCAGCATCATCTTGCGAATGTTTTCCCAGGACCGTCGTGAGCCAAGGCGTGCCCTCGGTCACATCTAAGAACCACTCTCCCGACCAAAGATTCAATCGAGTTTTGACAGCTTGCGCAACTGCATCCGGAACATCAATCCAGAAATTTAAAAGGCCGTTGCCAAAAGTATAATCGCCCGTTGGGCTCAATTTTCTGTATCTCATGTGTGTGGTACTCCAGTGTTTCCAGTGCCCGTAGTTACTCCACCATGCAAGTGAGTCGAAAGTGGGATGGAATTACCTGTAACCTCACCGGTTGCCACGATCGTCCCGGTGACTTTCAAATTGCCAGTTATATCGACCTCGCTTGCCGTCAAACGGATCTTACCATCGCCGCCGATTTCTAACAGAGTTGTGCCGGCTTTATTTCTGAGCTGAGCGCCGGTTGTTGAAATACTGCCGATGACATTCGGAACCGAAACAGGACCTGGGATGACATATCCATCCGAAAGATCATGCATGCGTGCTTCGACTGGCCTTTGTATGCCACCAGACTGCCACCATGCATCGATTGCGCGCGACGCCCATACGATTAAAACCTCATCGCCAACGGCTAATGGCAACGTCAATGCGAAGCCACCAGCTTGAGGAAAAATAATCGGGCAATGAATCAACATCGGAAGATTGACCGGCACTTCGTTTCCGGTTTCGTCGGTAACGATCCCTTGAATCGCCGGTTGAACGCTACAAGTCATGGTCGCGAAATCGACACTCTCAACGATCCCAGGCAATGCCGTCCATAAATTGCTCAATCGACCGTCAAATGCGAGCCTAAGCGCCTCTTCACCATCGTTTAGATACTGTGCGCTTGCATTACTCATAGCTCACCGACACGGCGTTAATTGGATTCGATGTCACGTCAATATTCAGGCAAATAAGACTGGTGTACCACTCAACCCCACGGGTATCGCCGGTGTGCTCGGCAACCAAAACAAAATACGTTCCGTCGGCAGTGACCGGCGCCGGAATGTTAGCGGGTGAGTTTGGGACCGAAAGATTGATCTTGAATTGCTCAATCGATTTATTGTCGATCTGAATTCGGCCCCCAATTTTGATCATTGGGTTCAAGAGGCATTTTACATTTACGCCTTCATTAGTTTGCTGCGGCGTTCCGATCATGCCAGTTTTCGAAGTAAGCACGACGCGCTCGCCAGGCAAATACGATTTTAGAGGAACGAATGTGATTTTTTCGTCCTGAATCGACCAATTGTTTGATGTCGATTGCGCCACCGATCGAAGGTAATTTCGCGCGTTGCCGTACATCACCTTGCCGCGAGGGAGCTGAGTTGTTGGTAATGTGCCAACGTGACCGGTGCCTACACCTTTCGGGGCCATCGCGGTTCCGGCCGCATTGACCTGATCTTGGGCAGTTGCACCAGCTGCCAAAGTTTGATTCACGATTGCGAAGTTGTACGCTCGATCACCATCGCCGGCGATGATGTCAATGAACGTATCGGTTGCGCTCTCGCGGCCTAAAATCACCTGCTTGATGTTGCCCTGAAAGATCACACCATAGTTCGACTGATAGCCGGCTTGCAAAATCACTCGCTTGAAATTGTCGCGAATACGCAAGGCAGTCTGCAGATCGAGATTGTAAACGCGAATGTCGGCCACATTTGGCGTCATGGTATTTGATCGCTTCACAGAGAATTTGCAGCGCATTTCTGAAAGATCGAGACCGTTCAAATCAGTTCCAAAAACAACAAGCGAGAACGCCCGGCCAAATTGCTGTCCCTTGACAGTCACTTGGTTGCTCGCGAGCAAGTTGCTTGCCGTTGTATCTTGGAAGTTATTAGCCACCGGTCACATCCGTCGAGAAATAAAGATTTCCGTTAGAACCCAAATTATCAAGCGTCGGAGGCGCGAACTGATCGCCATCAGTCGTGCAGAAAAGTACACCATTGATGCCCAAATAATCGAGACCATCGAGCATGTTCGCGCCCGTAATGAATGGAACGCCCGCGACGATCACATCGCCCGTATTGGCATCGGCAATGTCGACAATCCAACCGGCTTCGTCAGCATCGTTCCAATAAACGGTGAAATTATAAGATTTTCCCGCGAGATCGATCGCAAAACTTTGAGGGATGTTAGAGCAAGGAATGATAAAAGTTGTCATTGAAATAACGCCTGTATTCCTTGAGCGGCAGTCGCCAAAGCTGACTTCTTACCGGCATTTTGGGTTGCCCCGGTTTTACCAGGATTCTTTTGCTGCGAACGCGGTACCTGAGTTGTCGTGACCGGAACGATAATAACCTCGGTCGCAGTTAGCTGAATCGCCAAACAGTTTTCAGTGCTCTTGTCAGTTGTCTGAGTGAGAACATTGATGAGCATGTTGTTGTAAATTCGTTTTGGCGTGACGATTGTAAAAGGCGTGCGCGAATTTTGAAGATCCAAAAGGTTTTGGTAAACCTTCGAAAGAGATACGCCAATATTATCTTTCCAGCGAGCCTCGCACGCAAAAGCCGTAGGCTCTTTATAGGCATGATCGGTGATCGAAGCACCTTGCTGTACGGGTTGCTTGGTAATCGTCAAAGTGTCATTCGTTGTTTCCGAAATGATCACATCGATCTTGATCGAACCGAGTTGACGTTGTTTGCTTGCAAAAATTGAGATTGGCGTATTTAAAAAGCTCATCGAGTTGCTCCCGACAAGTTTCTAACCATGTCATAATTTACGCGGGTTTGTTGGCTCGCAACCGCTTTTCCGGTTTGAGTTGCATCCGCTGAGCCTGTGACATTGATCGTAGTTTGTTGGTTCACGTTTTGATTGGTCAGCGGATTATTCGCGGCACTATTCGTGCCCAAAGGACGGCCGCCGACTGGGTTGCCACCGGCGCCGACATTGTTCAAAAGATTCACATTACCGTTCGCGATGTTCTCCCCGAGACCAAAACCAGCGCCAACTACGCCAGCAAGTCCTTTGATGACATTCGTGATGCCCGAGAAAGTATCCAAGAGACCAGAAAAAGCGGCCTTGATGTTGTCGGCGAATTTGCCAAAATTCAGACTGAAAAGATTAATTATGGCCACCGACAATTGAAATACAACGCCGATAATGCCTTTAAGAACCTGCCAAAGACTTTCGAGAGTTTCAGTGACGGCCTCGATGACCGGAATGAATGGCTCCCAATTGAAGAGCGA